TCCCTCAGCTGGTCTTACAACCAGCACGGTCCGGAATTATACCGGACTGTCCCAGCCAGTCTTGATGCGAACGGATCTGGCACGTCCAGCACGTTCGAGGTGGTCCCTGTCCAACGGAGATCTTTCGACCTCCCACCACGGGAGAAATCGTGGAGACTCCTCGGAAGGAGTATCAGCGACAAGGAACCACTTCATCAAGGCTCCGTAGCCATCCAGCTTGGAAACTGGTAGCTTCGGAACGATCTTCACACCCCATACCAAAGGGCGATGAAGATCCACGTCATGGTCGAGCTCCTGACTAAGAAACTCGTTAGGCGAACCATGACGCCCTAGAAGAGGGGATGTCGAAACGACTCGTGGATTGAGGAGAAAATCCTCAACCCACTTGTCGATCCTCGACTCGGCTCGAATGAACGGAAATGGGATGATACTCCCAATCCGTCCATCAAGCCAATCGGCTGTGCGCAACCAACCAGCATGGTAAAGCTGATTGCGAAGCGACACAGTCGACACCACCTCTCGAACGTGTTGCCTGTTTTCAGGGAGAAGCGTACGAAGACGCACGACTTTCGTCGATTGTCCATCGTAGAAGTCCTCTCCGCAAGACTCCCGGAACTTACCGTTCCAGAAAGACTTGCGCCCATTAACCCGAAACCCAAAAGTTTCGAGGGCCTGAACCACAGGTAGCACATAGTCCGTGGGAACGATTATATCGTCCCCATAGACGCGCACCTTTCCAATGAAGGATTTAACATCTTCATTGGTAAGGGGTCTATTGAGAGCGCGCTCTATTCCGTAGAAGACGACCGTCACAAAGACGATCGACTCCATCGGGAAACAGAGCGCCGAACCCATAGACGCGAACTTCGCTAAGCGTTTAACGCCATAGCGAGGAACATCAGCCTTCCGGCTCCTTGTAGCATCGAGGGCTTCTGAAAGCCATCGATGATTTTGTACAAGGAGTCGTACATGCTGATTGGACACCCTGTCCGAAGCCTCACTCAAATCGAGTGTGGCGAGGTCCCCAGTGATGGAGCCCTCGCGCGCGAGCCATTGATTTGGTTCTTGCGCTACGAACTGCATGAACTCCCGTGTCTGGTAAAAACGCGGGATCTCCTGCACCATCATCGCGAGAACGGCCTGCTGCATATACTGCACAGCAGTAGGTTCGATAGCGATGATACGAGGCGTGTCAAGCGTCTTAGGGACGGTAATAACCCTTACAGGTATTTCGTCCCTAGGTTCGAGGATCTGTACGTCCCTCA